CAGTGAAATTTCCAATCGTTGGAAACACAAATTGGCGGAGTTTGAAGAAGCGGTAGAAGGCAAGGATGCGTTGTTGGTTGAAGCATACTCGTACCTGACCAAGATACAATTGCGTAACTGTGTGAAGTTTTGCGAAGCAGTGATCAATGACTGTGGTGCTTATGTGCAGATCAAGAAAGTGGAACGCAAACCACGCAAGGTCAAAGCAGTACCCCCAGAGAAACGTGCGGCCAAGTTCAAACACACAGCAGAGTTTGCGGAACTCAAAATCAAAGGTTTGCCAGCCGCAAGCCTGGTAGACAAGGCCGAAGCCTGGTTGTATGACACCAAGAAACGCAAGTTGATTCATGTGGTAGCAGATAGCCATACACAGGCGTTCACTATTAAGAACAACAGTGTAATAGGATACAGTACCGTAGAAACACTACAAAAAACTGTGCGTAAACCAGCAGATGTCATCCGAGCTATACAGGCCGCAGGCAAGCCAGCGGCACGTAAGATTTACCGGGATTTGACCACTACTGAAACGCCGTGGAATGCTCGCGGAACCGAGAACCTGATCGTACTCAAAGCCTGGTAAATAAGGGGGAACGGAGTTCCCAATGGCTGAACAAAACCTACTACCTGAGTTAAAGCAAAATCTTATTGAGTATTGCAAATTGACCATGGGCGATCAAATCATTGATCTTGAATTAGACCCTGCACACTACGAAGCCGCATATCAACGCACAATTGGCACCTATCGTCAACGTGCCAACAACGCCTATGAAGAAGCCTACATTTTTATGGAGTTGATTCGGGACTTGAACATCTACACTTTGCCCCAAGAAGTGTATAGTGTGCGTCAAATATTCCGCAGAACATTTGGTGATTCAACAGGACCGTTTGCGTCAAACTTTGATCCTTTTGCACAGGCCTCAATCAATGTGTACCTCATGAACTTCAATGTGGCAGGTGGATTGGCCACATACGACTTCTACTCACAGTATGTGGAACTGGCTGGACGCATGTTTGGCGCCTACATGAACTACACTTGGAATCCGGTAACCAAAAAACTGCAACTGATCCGAGATCCCAAAGGATCAGGCGAAACTGTGTTGCTGTGGAGTTATAACCTGAAGCCTGAATTCAACTTGCTGAATGACTTCCAAATACAGCAGTGGATCAAAGACTACATGGTGGCCAACTGCAAAATGATCATTGGCGAAGCACGTGAGAAATTTGGCACTATAGCCGGACCACAAGGCGGCGGCAGCCTGAACGGTGCCGCAATGAAATCAGAAGCCAAAGTGGAAATGGATCTGCTGATCAATCAATTGGTAATGTATGTGGACGGTTCGCAACCTCTTACATTTGTTATTGGCTAAACTGCATACACTTTTTTCTAAAATCCTGCTATAATCAAGCATGGACTTAATGATCGACATTGAAGGTTTGGCCACAGGCCCTGAAGCAACAATCTTAACCATTGCGGCTCAGGCGTTTGATCCTCTTGGCATGGGCTACTACCAGCAACAGTATTATGCTCGTGTAGACCTTGAAAGCCAAGAGACACGTACTATTGAACAAGGCACCATAAATTGGTGGGCCACCCAAGGTGCCGCGCAGGACGAAGCCTTTGCAGAAGATGGACGCATACCCTTGGACCAAGCACTGGATGAACTTCATCGGTTGTGCTGGAAATGCAATCGTATCTGGATGAACGGTCCCACATACGATGCCAACATCCTGGAGCATGCCTACAAGAGTTACAGCAAGCCCCTACCCTGGCAATATTACAAGATCCGTGATGCAAGAACGGTATATAGTTTGTACCCAGGGTTGCCTAAACCAGTGACCAGCCATCATGCGCTGGAAGACTGTCGCAGACAAATTGACATGTTGCAAGCAACCTTGACTCATTTAAATATCAAGGAACTGGCATGATCATTGGCGTTTGTGGATTTATTGGCTCGGGCAAAGATACTGTTGCGGACTATCTTGTGAATCTACATCACTTTCGTAGAGAAAGTTTTGCCAACACACTGAAAGATGCTGTGAGCGCAGTGTTTGGCTGGGATCGAACCATGTTGGAAGGGCGCACCAAACAAGCTCGTGAATGGCGCGAACAACAAGACAATTGGTGGACCAATCGATTAGGTATAGTAATTACTCCTCGTTGGGTTTTGCAAAACTGGGGTACTGAAGTATGCCGCAACGGATTTCACGATGATATCTGGATTGCCAGCCTAGAAAACAAACTGCGCAACAGCACAGATGATGTTGTGATTAGTGATTGCAGATTCCCCAACGAAATTGCTGCCATCAAACACTCAGGCGGCCTGGTGGTGCGTGTGGTGCGTGGTCCCGAACCTGAGTGGTATGATGCGGCTGTGAGCCGTAACCGTGGGCCCGACGGCAACTCAACCTGGGCTCTGAGTGGGCGTAAACTAGAGCAACTGGGTGTGCATGACTCAGAAACTGCCTGGGTGGGCACTAAATTTGACGTGGTGCTGGACAACAACGGCAAACTGGATGATCTATACCAGCAAGTTATGCGTCTGGTTCAAGATCACCCGCCCGCCAAGTAACTTCGGTCCGGGCTATTTCTTCCACACAGTTACGACAAACTGTTCGTAGATTTCTCACTGTGACATTGTTAAGATCACCGTCAATGTGATACACCAATAGTTGACTAGTAAGCCTTGCTCTAAACCCGCATCTATCACATGCGGGTTTTTTCTTGTATCCCGAAGATTTCCACCGAGGTTCTCTAGGCTTGATTGCTCGACCCCTGCGTTGGCAAGTCTCACAACGACTACGGTAATGTGTGGCATCTTCCCGGATATAATTTACAGCACAAGGGCGCTGATTGCAGGCTCGACATATGGGTCTCATCAGGTATTTAGTAGATGGACCTTTGGCAAAGGGCAGTGTAAACTGGGTTTTTTTGGGTATACCAATAAATATCAATAACTTGAAAAGGAATCAACCATGGCACTAGTATCACCAGGCGTAGAAGTAACAGTAATTGACGAGAGTCAATATATCCCTTCCGCTGTAAACACAGTCCCTTACTTTCTAATAGCAACAGCACAAAACAAGGCTGATGCTGCTGGAGTCGGAGTTGCAGCCGGTACAACCGCTGCCAACGCAAACAAAACTTATCTTATTACCAGTCAACGAGACCTGGCAGCAACATTCGGGGTGCCATTCTTTTACAACACCACAACAGGTACTCCTATCAATGGTTACGAACTCAACGAGTATGGATTGTTGGCAGCATACTCAGCCCTGGGTGTCACAAACCGTGCGTATGTTCAGCGTGTGGACATTGACCTAACTGAACTCACAGCAAGTCTGAGTCGTCCCACAGGCAATCCCAACAACGGCACATACTGGTTAGACACCAGCACCAGTCTCTGGGGAATATTTGAATGGGATCAAACAGCCGCAACATTTACCAATCAAGTGCCCATTGTGATCACGGACACCGCAGATGTGGTTGACTATGCTGGCGGCGATTACACACCCATCAGCACACTTGGCAGCATTGGCGATTATGCTGTGAGCGCAGTAAGTCTCAACAATCAGAATTATTATAAAAACTCAAGCAATACCTGGGTATTGCTGGGAACTGACGCATGGAAAGCATCATGGGCTACCTTGCAAGGCACAAACTCAGTGGCTGGCAACGGACTAACTGTTGGCTCTAACATGTACATCAACGGTACATTGGCCACAGTCAGCGCAACTAACACGGTGGCAGGATTTGTTGCGGTAATCAATGCATTAGCTATTCCCGGTGTCACTGCCACAGCAGTCAGCAACAAATTAACATTGTTTGCAACCAGCACCGCAACCAATGATGGATCCACAGACAACGGTGGTGTTATCAGTATTCAAACTGGTACCATTGGTGGTGCTGCCCTGTTGACCACATTGGGTATTGCAGCCATTGAATACCGTGCTCCGAGTTATTTCCCAGGTTACAGTTATCAAGCACCACGTTGGAGAACCACAGACACAGCGCCTGCTCCAACAGGTTCTATCTGGCAAAACATCAGCACTGCCAGTGCTGGCATGAGTTTGAAACTAAAACAATACAGTGCCGCATTGGATACTTTTGTTGCACAAAGCAGTCCTGTATATTCATATGATGGTGCAGCAAACAACGGACTTGATCCCACAGGCGGCGGCAAAAACATTCCAGTTGGCAGCACTTATGTACAATATGATTCACAATTATACAACACAACTCCTAATAGCAATGCTACTTTCCTATTGTTAGAAAGAGTTGCATTAGGGGCAACAGTGGTAACTGGAGATACTACCCCAGGCAGTAACGGTGATGCGTTGTTTATTGTGAGTAATCAATTCCAGGTCTATACAACCGAACCAGGCGCAATTCCTACTTCAGGGCCATTCACTATAACTTTGAGTGGAACAAGTATTTCTTCATTCATCACCAATGTCAGTGCTGCCAACATTCCTTATGTCAGCGCCAGCGTCAACAGTGCCGGAAACATTGTGTTCACACACAGCGCGGGTGGTGCAATATTTTTAGATAATATCACTGGCACGCCAGTTACCACTGCTGGATTTACTACCGCAACACCAAAAGTTCGTCAAGATCAAACAGCAGGCATACTGTGCTTGAGTAACTGGGTTACTGCTGATTTATTCACTTACACTGCAAGCGATGTTGCACCAGACCAGAATCCAGCTGATGGACGTTTGTGGTACTACAGTTCAGTCAGTGACGTGGACATCATGATCCAGGACAACGGCACATGGCAAGGTTATCAAAATGTCACCAATGACACACGTGGCTTTGATCTTACATTGACCAATGCGTCAGGACCTATTGTTGCTGCCTCCGAGCCACTGACTCAAAACGATGCAGCAGAAAGTCCATTGCAATACGGCGACCTATGGATTGACAGCAGCGATCTTGAAGCCTACCCCAAACTGTATCGTTGGGAACAGGTCAGCGGTACAGATCAATGGGTCGCAGTAGACACCACAGACCAGGTCACACAAAATGGTATCCTGTTTGCAGATGCACGTTGGGCACCCAATGGCACCACAGATCCTGTGGCAGACGCTTTTCCAACAATTGAAAGTTTGTTGATCAGTGATTACCTGGACTTGGACGCACCTGATCCTGCACTGTACCCCCAAGGTATGTTGTTGTTCAACACACGCCGTTCAGGTTACAATGTCAAGAGTTATCAGAGCAATTACTTTAACTCAACCACATTCCCCGATGACACATTGCCCACTGTGACCAATACTTGGCTCACCGCGTCAGGCAACAAAGACGACGGTGCTATGTACGCTGGACGCTTGGCACAACGTAAACTGATTGTGGCAGCAATGAAATCAGGTATGGACACCAGCCTGGCTGCACGTGAAGAACAAAATCAGTTCAACTTGATTGCTGCACCTGGCTATCCAGAATTGTTGGTCAACTTGGTTGCACTCAGCAACGAACGTGCCAACACATTGTTTGTTGTGGGAGATACCCCACTGCGCTTGCCAAACACTGGTACTGCGTTGGTAGAACATGCTACCAACAACAACGGTCTTGGCGTGGCAACAGATGACGGATTGACAATCGGCAGTGCTTATGCCGCTGTGTTCTACCCCAGCTGTCAGACCACAGACCTGTCAGGCAACACAGTTGTTGCGCCCCCAACACACATGATGGTACGCACAATTCTGCGCAGTGATGCAGTGAGTTATCCATGGTTGGCACCTGCTGGCACACGTCGTGGTGTGGTGGACAATGCTGAAGCCATTGGCTATATCGATGCACAAACTGGCGAGTTCCAACAACTTGCAGTGGGGCAAAGTGTACGTGACATACTGTATGAAAACAACATCAACCCAATCACCTTTATTCCAGGTATTGGTATCACCAACTTTGGTAACAAAACACGTCAAGGTGCTACCACAGCACTGGATCGTATCAACGTTGCCAGACTGGTAGCATTCTTGCGCGGACGATTAGAAGAAATTGGCAAACTGTACTTGTTTGAGCCCAATGATCAGATCACCCGTAACGAAATCACCAACACTGTGAACAGTTTGATGATTGACTTGGTGGCCAAACGTGCTCTTTATGACTATTTGGTTGTGTGCGACTTGAGCAACAATACTCCTGCACGTATCGACCGCAATGAGCTGTGGGTGGACATTGCTATCGAACCAGTCAAAGCAGTTGAATTTATCTACATTCCATTGCGTATCAAGAACACTGGTGAAATTTCAGGTGGCACAGCAGGGTGATGAAACAGGGGGCCTTTTACCGGGCCTCCATTTCAGGTAAATAAAAACAACAGGAGATATAACAAATGGCAGTTTCATCATTACAGCGAATGACAGTACCGTTGGCCAGCGATCAAAGTTCGCCAACACAAGGTCTGTTGATGCCCAAACTCAAATATCGCTTTAGAGTGA